TATCCCGAGCAGCTCGCTCACCGAGTCACGGTGTTTCTCGCCATCAGGGCGTAAAGCTGACCGATTCAAGCGCATCAGGAGCGTTCAAACCTGTCCTCGCGAGGGTGGCGACATACCCAGAACCACAAAGCCACCTTTATAGGAATGCCCTCATGGCACTTACCAACTTCGCGGCCATGCAGCCGCAAGACAAAGTCTACTGGTCGCGCTCCACGTTCGAAGCAGCGCGCGATCAAATGTTCGTCAACAAATTCCTGGGCACCGGCACTTCGTCGATCATCCAGCACATCACTGATGCCACTCAGTCTGAGAAGGGCACCGAGGTTCTCATGAACCTGGTTGCTGATCTCGTCGGCGATGGCGTTGTCGGTGATAACTGGCGTGAAGGTTTTGAAGAAGAGCTTCAAGCCTACTGGCAGTCGATCAATATCGATCTGATTTCCAACGCCGCCCGCAGCAAGGGCAAGTTGGCTGACCAAAAGTCGGTGATTGTCTTCCGCCGTGAAGCACGCGACAAGCTCGCGAACTGGCTTGCTCAGCGGATCGACGAGCTGGCTATCCTGACCCTCTCGGGTATCTCGTACCGCTACAACACCAACGGCAGCCTACGGGCAAGTTCCGCCTTCTCAGACCTGGCTTTTGCCGCCGACGTGAGTGCCCCCTCAGCGAAGCGGTATCTGGTCTGGGACGGCTCTAATCTGGTAGAGGGCTCGAACAGCTCGATCACCTCTACAGCGGTGCCGAAGTACAAGATGATCGTTGATTCGATCGCTTACGCCAAAGATCACCACATTCGTCCAGTGATCTCCGGCGGCAAAGAGTACTACGTGTACCTGGTCAAGCCCGGCACCTTGGCGGCCATGAAGATGGACCCGCTGTGGCAGAACGCACTGGTTAACGCCGGTCAACGTGGCGACAACAACCCATGGTTCACCGGTGCAACCATCACCGTTGACGGCGCTGTCATCCAGGAATCCAACAAGGTGTTCAGCACCAAGGGCGCTCCTGCCGGGCAAAAGTGGGGCGCAGGCGGCAACGTCGATGGCACGCGTTCTCTGCTGCTCGGCGCTCAGGCCCTGGGCTTCGCTGATATCAACCAAGCCAGTGGCGAAGCGTGGGCTGAGAAGGATTTCAACTACGGCACCCAGAAAGGTATTTCCCTGGACCGTTTCGTTGGCTTCCTGAAACCCAAGTTCTACAGCGTTTATGACGAGTCTGTTGAAGACTTCGGCGTGCTCGCTATCGACCACTATCTGCCGTAAGGAGGCTCCATGAACAAGTTCCACTACGAGCATCAGTGGCCGACCGTTGGGTACAACGAGTTCCTGGTCGGCGACTTCGTGGCAGGCGCTACTCAGCCTGCAATCGTGCTGCCGGAAGGCGCCCAAGTCACGCGGGGCTGGGTTCTGGTAACCACAGCCTACAACTCGGCAACCACGGCGATTTTGGATATCGGTGACGCGACCGTAGCAAACCGTTACGGCAATGACATCGACCTGAAAACTTTGGGCCTCAAGCCGCTGACCCCGACTGGTTTCATCCAGCCAGGGAAAGGCCCGGTCACCGTCACATTTGCGCAAACCGGCACTGCGGGCACTGCGGGCGCTGCTCGCGTGTACATCGAATACGTCGTCGAGCGTAAATCTGACGTCGTTTCCGAGTAACAAAAATAGCCCCGGTTCCGGCCGGGGCATTCATTCGTGAGAAGGGGCAATAACCATGACTGATCCACTACGCATGATCCCGCCGAAAGGCAAAGATTCTGTACCCGTCTTCACTGTCGCCGGACACAGCATGCGCGTGCACCGCGAAGATCCGGAAGACGGCAAAGAAGGCACGGTCGTTCCTCAGAAGTTTAAAAAGCAGGCTCTCAGCCTTGGCTGCATTTTCGTTGGGGACGTCTACGACGAAGATGCGGATGAAGATGGCGCTCCGTCGCAGCAGGCGCTTGTTCTTGCAGGTATCGAGGAGATCCTGAATCGCGACGACGAGGCCGAGCTTGAAAAAGACGGTCGTCCGAAAATGGCCGCTCTCAAAAAGCAGGTCGGCTTCAACGTGACCAAGGCGCAGTTCTCTGCTGCCTGGGCTGATTTCGAAAAGACGCTGATCTGATATGGCTTACGAGACCGTCAGCGCGCTCATAAAAGCCTTTCGTGAAGACGAAAAGGACGCCGTTGAGCCTTATTTCTGGTCCGATAACCAGTTGGTTCGATGGGCGAATGAGGCGCTGACGGAGTTCGCCGAGCAATCGAAAAGCTTCTACGACGACGACAGCGACGTCACCCTGATTCCGTATGGCGTCGGCGAGGATCGCTTTGAGCTTGACCCCTGCATAATTGATGTTGTCGATGCCTGGATCGAGGGCAGTCCTTCATGCCGCCTTCAGCGATGCCTGAGTGGATTCGGGAATGGGTTTCGTGGTGGCTACTGGATGGCCTACAACGGCTGCGGTTCGCATTTCCACTTTAATCCGGTCGGCACCCTGAAGCTTTACCCAAAACCGACTGCTGCCGGCGAGGTTAGGCTGCAGGTCATCCGCCGGCCGATCAAGGAGCTCTCGAAGTGTGATCGCATTCCCGACATGCTTCCGTCAGATCGGCGCCATTTGCTCGCCTATATGGCCTACAAGGCCTATCGGGTGAATGAGGGCGAAACCTACAGCATCGAAAGCTCTGACAAGCACTTGGCTCGATTTGAGGCAGCCTGCCAGACCGCGCTGGAGAAAGGTATTCTTCGTCGCGGCGATTGCTCTCGCCCGATCCGGAGCAACTGGTAATGGCAGAGGCTCCTCCGGTCCTTCGCGGGCCATGGCCTGGCGGAATAAACAACCGCGCCAATGAGTTCGCATTGCCGGCCGGGACCGTCAGGGATGCCTTGAACGTCGATCCAGGGCCAAACGGCGTGTTCATGATGCGCGCTGGCTACACGAAACAGGTATCCGGATCAGCCCTGAGGGGAATCCTCAGCGTGCAGAGTTACGTTCTGATGGCCGACGGCGCGACCCTTCGCCTGTTCGACGCGCAAACCGACTCAACCAGCTCTCTGAAAGCCATTGCCAGCTATGGCCGGTTTGCTGGGGCCGTGTTCAACCAGGAACTGTTTTTCTGCACCGAAGACGAATGTCTGCGGTTCCAAGGCGGCATCTTGCGAACTTGGGGAGTGCCATTTGTCAGTAGTCAGCCAGTTCCCGCCATAACCGATGGCGGTCTGTTAGCTGGGGAATATCAGTGCTCGGTGACATTCGTCGATGCGCATGGCGATGAAGGTGGTACGACACTACCGATTGTCGTCACGGTGCCCAGTAACGCAGGGCTTAGCTTCACTCTGCCTACGCCGCCAGATGGCGGGAAAGTTCGCCTGTACATTGCTCCAGCCCAAGGTAGTGAGCTCTACCTGCAATTTGAAGGCGTCGGCAATTTCCTTTGTTCCACGGTCAACACTGATACGCAGAGACTGGAAACCGAAGGCCTCAGAGCCCCGGTGCCTGGCGACTATATCTGCGAGGCTGGTGGCGTCATCTGCATTGCAGACGGCAAAACGCTTTGGCTGACTGAGCCTCTACGACCTCACTTGCGCAACCAGGCAAGGCGATTCTTCCAATATCCGGCCCAAATAGACGGCATCGTCGCGGCTGACAACGGTTTATTCGTCCTTGCTGACAAAACCTACTTCGTTTCCGGGATAGAAACCGACGAGCCTCAGCAGCTGGACATTCTTCCCTACGGCGGCGTGCGCGGGTCCATGGTCAAGACGGTCGACAACTTCGCCGCATGGATGACCGGTTATGGGTTGGCGAAAAGCGATGGCCTGGGTAAGGCGGCTTTGATCAGCGCCGCAAACTTCTTGCCAGGCCTCGCCAGTCACGGAAGCTCCGGGATTATCGAGCGCAACGGTAGCCAGTTGGTGGTTACCACGATGCGCAGCGCTTCGGAGGTCAATCCTCTCCGGGCCAACGACTACTCAGAAGCGGAGATCGAGATTCTATGAGCACCCATGAACAAAACGCACCGCTTGGCAGTGGACTTGTCTTCATTGGCGAGGTGATCGATGCCGACGGCAACGTCCTGCAGCGTGGTGTGGATGCGAACCTGAACCCTCAGGTCGGCGTAGATTATGTCGCCGGCCTGTTCCTTGGCACTCAGCCAGTCATCGCGCCGTGGTATGTGGGCGTGTATGAGGGCAACTACACCCCGGTGAAGGCCGCTAAATCATCCGACCTGCCAAGCGTGATCGGTGAGTCGACGGCGTATAGCCAGACCTCGCGTCCAATCTGGACCGCTGCCTATGACGGTGTGAGCCTGATCACCAGCATCAATAACCGTGCAGTTTTCACATTCACGGCGGCCAAACGCCTGTACGGCGGGTTCGTGGTTTCTGAGTCTGCGAAAGGCGGAAACACAGGCGTGCTGCTGTCGATTGCTCGTTTCGCCACGCCGTACGACATCCCTGCTGGGTCGACGTTTCAGCTCTATCAGACACAGAACGTCCTCGCATAACGAAGGCGAGACCTCATGGCCAACAAGCTGGTAAAGCTGGCAACAACAAATGCCTGGGATGCAGGTGCGGTCTCGGCCAGCGCTCGTTCAGCAGAGCTGGTAGCAAGCCTCACCTTTGTTGCTGGCAGCGCAGGGGTGATCGCCGGCCTGGCACCCGCGCTAAGCAACCCGTCCTCGACGTCAGTTGAGCATGGGTTCTTGGCGCAGGCAGGCATGCCACTTCGTGTCATTGAAGGCGGAACCGTAGTTGCCTCAAGCGGAATCCAGTTTAGTGGCGATATCACCGTCTCGATTTATCGGGTTGGCTCAACGGTTTACTACGTCGCCGGTGACTGGAATTACACCAGCGCGATCCCTTCGGTTGGTGCGCGCGCACTCCAGACGGTTTTGTATTCGCCAGGTGATGCTGTGGATAGCCCGGCAATCAGCGTCTACAGCCAAGACATCGGCAACGCAGGTATGTCGAGCACGCTCACGTTGTCAGATGAGTACGGCTATGGAGGCGTCCTCTACGGTGATCTGAGTAGCGACCTCTCCCTCAGCAGCGAGGCCGGCGGCGGGATCTACATCGTAGCGGGAATGGAAAGCACCCTGGTCCTGCTGGATGGCGGCGGGGCGAGTGTAGAAATAGTCGCTGGCATGCAGAGCATTCTCCGCTTATCCAGTGAATCAGGGGTCGACGCGCTCGCGTTCCTGCAGTACGCCACCAATCTCTTGACCGGAGCCGTTACCCGATACGTTGGCTTCGAGTTCGACGGCTTCTGTCGAGTCGGGATGGAAACCTACGCTTTCAGGTCTGACGGGCTTTACCGCATCGGTGGGAGTAGTGACGCGGGCCAGCCAATCAACATGCTGATCGATTTCGCCGACGAAGATCTCGGGACAACTCAGGCTAAGCGGGTCGGAAACGTTTTCTTGGGGCTTGAAACCGATGGTGATGTCGTCGTGCGGATGACGGGTGACGATGAGCACGAGGGCAGCTATCGAGCGTACAAGCGGCGTTCAGAATTCAGGGCTGATCTGGCCCGAGGTGTTAAATCCAGGCATTGGAACATGCGCCTCGAAGTGACACAGGCGACTGGCGCTCAGCTGGACAATATCGAATGGGTCGTATCGGCCAATGGCCGGCGAACGTAGCAGGGGTGATGCATGGCATCTGATTACAGCAGCACAACCAGTCAGCTCTTCTCGAGTGCGCAGTCGGCGACCGGGCTTGCCTCGCTCAGCGCTGGCAGAATTGGGGCCGACGTCAAGCCGAACCTGAGCAACCCGTCGCTGACCTATACGGTAGGTCCGAAAAGCTTTGGATCTGCCCCTCAGTTCAGTGATTTGTTCACCGGGGCGGATAACACGGCGGCCACTACGGCTGCCCTGAATGATCAGGTAGATGCGTGGCTGCAGAAATACTTCCCATCGATCAATTCAGGGTTCAAGAATGTGCCCGAGGACTATTTGATCAATGTGATCAGTGGCGTAGTCCCGTTCGGCGTCGACAAAACCGTTTTTGATCTGGTCTGGCAGCAGGCGCGCGATCGGGTTTACAAAACGGTCCGGAGTGAGCGCTCAAGTCTTGAAGCGGCATTCTCCTCCCGTGGGTTCTCCTTGCCACCTGGTGCGCTTGTTGACGCTCTGGCCCAATCGGAAAGGCGCGCTACTGATGCCTCGATTGATGTTGTCAGAGAGCAGGCGATCAAAGAGGCCGACATCAAGGTCGATATCCTGAAGCACGCGGTGGGCATTGCTGCTCAACTTAAAATGGGCATTCTCTCGACTAGCGCCGATTTCTTCCGCTCCTATTACAGCGTGTACAACCTCAGCAATGAGACCGCCCGGATTCGCGCCCAGGCTTACCAGTCGTTCTACAACGCCTTGAGCAATTACTACGGCGCAGAAACAAGTTGGGAGG